ATGAGTACGCTGATAACGACGGTAGCCGGCAACCACGGCAAGGCTCCCATGGCTATCCTGTGGGCCCCCAAAGGAGAACATACTATTAAATGCTCGCTCAACGGCCAGCCGGGAACGTGTGTGGTGCGAGTAACGTCCGACTGCGTTCCCCGGCTCAATGCCGACCTGGAAGCCAAGCTATCCAGCAACGTCAAACCGGTCGGGCTCTATGATCATGAGATGGGGCCCGCCTCTTACAAGCCGGGACGGTTTGTGTGGAACGAGGAAAAAGGCGTTGTGTTGGAACTGGAAGGATGGACGGAGAAGGGAAGAACGGACGTGGAAGGCGGCAATTACGGCTATCACAGCCCCCGCTTCCGGCGCGACAAGGGAACCGGGGAAATCCTCGGCCTGTTGCCGGAATCCATAGAAGTAGGTTCCTTGGTCAATGACCCCGCATTTGACGACATCGAACGCATTGCCGCCAGCCGAATGGAGGGCGACGTAGCCCATTTTGACGACGTTGAAGACCCCGGGAAACCGGGCGACAATAGAGACCTTGAGAAGCCCAAGGAGGGCCTCGACCAGCAAGACAACCATACAACCAACCGAGACATGGACATCACTAAACTCGTTGCCCTCGGCATTTTGACCGAGGAAGAAGCCAAGGCTGAAAATGCCGAGTCTATCGTGTTGGAGCGCATCAAGGCCCTGCAGGACAAAGGCAAGGCCAGCTCCGATGAATTGGAAGCAAGCAAGAAGGAGCTGGCGAAATGCCAGGAAGAAATTGCCGCATCCAGGAAGCAGGTGAAGGAACGCGCCGTCCAGGACGTTGCCGATGCCATTGCTGCGGGCAAAATCGCCCCGAAGGATGAAGCATCCAAGACCTTTTGGGAACGAGCCCTGACGGAAGACTATATTGCCGCCAGCAAGCAGTTGAACGCCCTGCCGAAAAATCCCGCATTCGATGACGTGAATGCCGGCAAGCCGGAAGGCTCCCCAAAAGAACCCGTCACGGGAACCGCGGCTCTTCGCAGCTCCTTTGAAACCGAACTCAATAACCTGAACAAGTAATATGCCCGCGAAAGAATTTATGACCCTGCTGGACGTGCTTCAGCAGGAAGGAACAGGATCTATCAAGGCCCTTGACGCAGTCCGTTCTGTTGGACTTGCATCCCCGGAAGTAACCGCGTTTCCCGTTACCGTTATTGACGGAACGCAGTACGAAATCAATATGCCCACCGGCATTCCCCGTTTCGGGTTTCGTCCGGCCAATGCCGGAGCCAAGAACCTGACGACCGAATACACCAATAAAACCGTTAAGTGCTACTACATTGACGGACCTATTGCGGTGGACAAGGCCGTTGTCACCAGCTCCGCCAGGGGGGCGCAGCTGCTCACCAAGGAAACCCGAAGCGTTACGTTGGGTGCCATGGCCTCCATTGCCCTGCAGATGTGGTACAGGCTTCCGGAACAGGAAAATGTGTTCCCGGCTATTTCTGAACAGATGGGGGATTATATGACCATTTCCGCGGATCCTTCCAAGCAGGAAGACTCGGAAGCCAACCGCACCGACAACTCCGGAGCTTCCGCTTACCTGGTCATTTTGGGTGACGACTTCCTGCACTCCATATGGGGGAACAAGAAGACGCTTTCCATGTCTCCGGTGCAGGAAGAGACCGTAGCCAGGAATACGGAAGACGGGGAATCAGGAACAATGAGGGCCTATACTTCCCGTTTGGAAGGCTGGACGGGCATTGCCGTGGAATCTCCGTTTTCCGTGGCCCGCATCAAGAACATCAGCGCCCAGCATCCCTTGACGGACAAACTTGTCGCCAAGGCGAAGAGCCTGTTTCCTGCGGCCTTGCGCGGCATGATTTCCTATGTGGTTATGAACGGCAATGTGAAATTGCTGTTGCAGGAATCCAGAACCCTTACGCCTGCCACCGGAAACGGCGGAACGGGCATGATCGCCCCTGAACCCGATTCCGTGATGGGAATCAAGATTCTGGAAGTGGATTCCCTGCTTGATGACGAATCACTGTCCAGCGTCCGCGCCGCATTTGCGGAAGACTTTTTCCGCGCCCGTCGCAACTCCCTTGCCCTCAAAAATTAACCTTTTATCCGCAGAAAGGAGAAACACACCACATGATGAAGAATATGTACCGCAATGACGAAGCGCTTACGATCCGTCTGAAGATGCCGGGAACCGGAAAGACGGTAACGTCTGCCCCGATTCATATCGGACAGAAAGGAGGCATCGACAGCGCTGTCATTTCATTGAAGCACGAAGAGCTTCCCGCGCTGGCCGCCGGCAAGACGATGACCCTCACCGTCGAATCGTCCGAGGACGGTGATACCTGGACGGAACTGGATTCCCCGAAGCTGGTTGCGACGGGGGGTGAGAGCAATGGTTCCGGCTCCGGAGAAGTGTTCATGCGTGTTCCGTTGGAGGCCGGCCCCTGGCTGCGCCTGAAAATCGCAGCTGAAACGTCCGCAGGCGACAGCACGGCACAGGAAGCCGTCCTTGCCGTCAAGGTATAACCTTATTGAAACAATGGCCCTCGTAAGGATTACTCCGGAAGCGGTTGCCCGCTATTGCCAGGACAAGGAAATTACTTCCATTGCCCGGGACAAAATCAGCGACATCATCCGCGAGGTCTGCAACGAGGTGGCGGCTGCAGTCAACTCCTGCCCCAGAAATGCCAGGATTGCGATGGATTCCAGTTCCGTTCCCGCGGAGTTGGTATTCACCACCTGCATTCTGGTGCGGGATGCCGTCACCAGCTCCGTGCCAGGTTCAAGCGAATCCCTGCAGGGGACGGCGCGGGCGGCTCAATATCAGGATGCCCGCGCGAAACTCCGCGCCGTGGCTGCCTGTGAAGTCGAGTTTGCCCCCTACGATGAGCACCAGCCCAGCGACGTCATTTACGGAGGGCCGAAACACCAGGATTGGAGCAATCCGATATGAAGAAAACCCTGAAGAAGTCGCCTGTCATTGCATTTGCGGAAGTCCTCTGTCAGCGGGCCGTGGAAATTTGCTCCGCGGCCAACAACGGGGAAGACCCGGAAATCATTATTAAGGCATGGGACGGTTCCTTTGAGGAAGAAATCAAGAGGGTGACCGGTTCCCTGGAAACCGTCATCGTCATGGAGCGTCCGGAAATTGTTCCGGACAAGTTGAGCAGGAGCGGCAAAAGCACGGCCAGATGGCACGTCACCGTGGAGAGCAACCCGCTTCTGGACGGTGACGGCTGGGACGCCGACGACCTTGCCGACATCATCCAGGAGGGCTTTCACAAGTGGCGCCGCAACCATGCCCGGCTGATGATGACGGAGGTAATCGTTACCAGCTCCAAGCCGGCTCTCGCCAAAATCCTGAAAAAGTCCATCGTCCTGACGATGGAAACAACCCTGATTATCAAACATGGCAACTAAACCCACCACCGCCGCGGCCCAGGAGGCCGCTACTGCTCCGGCGCCCCGCATCGTCAAATGCCGGGTGGCCGTCAACAAGCTGGAACTCCCTCACGGCATCGCCGCGCGGGGAAAAATCGTCCACATCCCGGAAGACGTGTACAAAGTCCACGCCGACGCCGGGAAAGTGACCTTTATTGACTACGTAAGAAGCTAACAACCATGTCAGAACTCTACAACAAGGAAATGCTGGTCGGCACCTTTCTCGACCTGTGCCCGTTCGGAACGACAGTCACGGCCGAAAGCGGCACGGACACGGTGGACGAGCAATTCAAGCCGGCGAAGGACTCCGACGCCTGGATGATGGCCAACGAAGTCATCGACTACAAAATCACGCCGACCACGGAAGACGACGCCCGCACGGTATTTTCCCGCGACACGATCTCCTATGTGACGCGGAAGAACACCAAAGTGACGGGCAATACCATCGAAATCAATTCGACGGAAATCAACCCGGTCTGCTGGCAGGTGATTTACCAGTGCGACAGGCTGGAAGCCGGAAAGGAAGTGCAGCCCTTTTCCCGGAACATCTACGGGCAAAAGGTATGGGCGCGCCTCACCAAATACCAGGAAGACAAAAAAGAAATGATGGTCCTGGAAGTCGCGGCGCTGCTCAAGGTGGAAATCCCCACGGAAAACAACAAGCTGATCACGCCGAAATTGACGCTTGAAGTGATCCCGTCCTCCCTGAATTCCCTGACGCCCACGGAAGAAATCGCCTTCCCGGCCTCCGCCGGGGCATGACAGCCGGGGCCGCCCCTCTGTTTGCATGGGGAGGGGCGGCCAGTCGCACTCCGCAAGGTGTGCGTGGATTGAACCCCCCACCATTATTGAGGCATGGACACGACCGTCTCTCCCTTTTCCATCACCTTTGACGGGCGCCCCGTCGTGCGCGCCGGGGAATTCCTGCTCGATTCCCTGCCGGAACACGCTTTCCCGGTGCAGTTCGGCACGTCCGCCACGCCGATCATCAACAGCCCGTTCCCCAGGCTGGACGCATTCGGCAACCTGTCCCTGTCCTTCACCATCTCCACCGTGCGGGAATGCGCCTCCCACATGGACGCGTGGGGCGCCTTTTACGAATGGCTCAACGAATGGAAAACGGCGGGGAAGGGGGAATGGGCCTGGACCGACGCCTGCGGCCGTGAACAGCGCTTTGAAGCCGTCATCGCCGACGCCGAGCCGAAGGTTCAGGGCCTGCGCCTTATTGTCTCCTACAACTTCACCCTGGGCCGTCCCCTGTGAAAACCCTTGACGTATCTTCCGCCGACTTCCTGGACATGGCCGAAAGCCCGTCCTACAACCGGCTCTCCTTCGGGGGAGCCTCCGTCTCCTTCCGCGCGCCGGTCTCCCGGTTTGCCTCCTGCCCGTTTGAAGAAGGGGAAATAGTGAAAGTCGTCTGGCGCGGGAAAACCCTGCTCATCGGACCGGCCATCGACCTGGAACACTCCCTTGAAGGAACCTCCGAGAGCTGGGACATCAGGATTTGCGATTACTGGTGGAACCTGAGCAACATCCAGTACTTTGTGAACGGCCGCGCCAACGGCATCTTTGCCGAATACCGCCAGGGCACAGGCGGAAGCGGTCAGGAAAAACAGGCGACCGCGAACATCCGGGACGCCCTCTCCGGAGTCCTGGACCACGCCGTCAGCACGGCCCTGGTCCCTATCAAATACGACCTCCGGATCGACAAGGATGCCGAAATCATTCCGTTTGCCTACGCGTCGGAAACGTATGCCTCCCTGCTTTCCCAGATCCAGCAATGGCGCCCCAACATGGCCGCGTGGTTTGAATACGGCGCGGACGACTCCGCCACGCTGGTCATTGCCGACCATGCCGCCCTGCCGGATGTCGTGCTCGACCTGTCCGCCGTGGACGTAAGCGCCCTGTCCCTCAAGGCGCGCCCCGATCTGGTGCCTCCGGCCGTGGGGCTGACCTGCAACGCTTCCGTGGTCTCCCGGGTTCAGCACGCGCTGGCCGTCTATCCCTCAGGCGCCTCCCTGTCCCAGCCCTATGTGGTGACGGCGGAAGTGGACGTTCCGGGCGGCGTCAAGGTCTCCGACACTGCCGGGCAATACAGCCCTGCGGAAACGGGCTCGCTGGGTTACGACGCCCCGCGGATGATTGTCCGGGGAGACAAATTCCCGACCGGCACGGCCCAGTGGGCGGCCCGCGTCAAACGCTGGGCTCCGGCCCTGGAGGATTGCGCCGGCCTGGAAGTGGCGGCCAGTCCGAAAATCACGTCCATCACGCCGGCTGACGCGGAACACCGGGGATACAGCAGCGCGGCCATCACCCACGAACTGACCTCCGGCCAGATCAACGGAAAGAGCGCGAGAATCAAATGGGGCAAGGTCCGGGTGGATTTGCGGGTGCGGGCGACGGATCCCCCCGACACGGTGAAACAATATTTTCCGGAATACGGCGGAAAATCCGGAACCGGGGACCGCTGGATCGGAACATTGACGTTTGAAGTGACTACGACGAATGTCGGCTACGCGTCCTACCGGGTGGACAGGGCAGGGACGGTGGAAAGCGTATCCGACGACGGCGGAAGCCCCGGAGACGACGAAACATCGGGCAGCTACGACACCTCCGTGTTGTATAAAAATTTCCTGAAATCCTACTACGAAGCCACCCGCGCGCTGCCCTATGACGGATCCGCGACCATCCACGATGACTTTGACCAGGTCTGCGGGGGACGCTTCTCCATCACGGGGGGATTGAAGGAATGGGAAACCATGCGGGCCGTCATCCAGGAAATATCCCTCGACCTTAAAACGGGAGTTTCCGACGTGACGGTGGGAGCCCCGGAACAGATCTCCCTGCAGGACTCCATCGATCGGAGCCGGCAGCTTGCCGAGGCGCTCCGCCGGACGGCCTGGGCGGATTCGTCCACGTCCGCCGGGGGCGGTTCTTCGGGCGGAGGATCCGGCAGCGGAGGCGGAGGCTCTTCCGGAGCGGACGATGAAGTCCCGGAGCTTCCCAGCGTCGGGCCGTCCGTAAAACTGCTGCAGGCCCAGGAGCCTCCCGCGTGGGGAACCAGCGCCGTCGAGGTGGGATTCCAATGCCGCCTGTCTTACGGGAGCGACGGCAAGGTGTCCGACGCCTACATCCGCCAGGGGAAGGCTATCTATGCCGGCAACTATATCGGGGGGCTGCTTCCGGAGGGGGACGGTTCCGGGGGCTGGGTGAAAAGCCCCGTCACCTCCGGGGAAATCTGGCTCAAGATCCAGTTGGACAAGGACGCGAAATACCTCGGATCCTCTCTGTCCGCCGCGGGCGGCGTCTCCGACCCCGTCAGGCTCGCGGAGGAAAACCGGGAAACCCCTTATGAATATTATTTCCATCTGGCCACCATCGACGGCAACAAGGTGGTGCAGCACCAGGCGGGCACGGTTTATCTCCTAATCCACCCGGGAACCTTCGGCCCCTCCGGAATGTCATGATCAGGATATACACCTTCACCTATGCCGGAGACGCGCAGGAAGCCGTGGCCTGCGTCCGGTGCGCCAGGACGGCTCTTCCGGAGGCGGTAGTTACGGTGGTGGACGACAGCGCCGCCCCGGTACCCCCGGAGGCCAGGAGGGCTCTTGTAGCGTATGGGGCGCGGTATCGCCGGAGCTCTTTCCCCCGCTGCGGCAACCTGCGCGGCCCGGAGTGCGTCCGGGGAATCATTGCCACGCTGGCCAAGGGGGCGGCGGATGGCGATACCGTCGTCAAGATTGACTCCGACACGGCGCTTCTGTCGGGCGGATGGGTCAGGGAAATGAAACACAACGGGCTTGCGCTGCACGCCGCCGGATACCGGGTCCCCCGGAACCCGTCCGAACGGTCCGCCTACGGAAATTGCTACGCCCTGAGCGGCCGGGCGGCCAGGATGGCCGCAAAAGCTCTGGAATGCGCCGCCATCCCCCCGCTCGCCCCGGAAGACCTAACCATCTGCCGGGCCGTCATGGATGTCTGCGGCCGGGAGCGTGTCCGGCTTGACGAGCCGTGGACGCCCCTGAACCGGGCCGGGCGGTGGTCCTGGTGGAACTGGGACAGCCGGACGGCGAATCCGGAGGACTATGCCCGCAGCTATGACGTGGTGAGCGTCGGCAATCCCCGGCCTCCCCACGTTCCCAAAAGCGCCCGTAGGGAAGTCATGCGCGCCCTGTGCGACGCCCGTTTGAATCCATGAATGCTCCGGCAACCACGGATATGCCCCCCTTCAACTACCCGTTGAAACAACAACAGCCAACCAAATAAAACCAATCAGTAAAACCATGTCAGACAGAGACTTGAACATCAACATCAGAACGACCGCCGACACTTCCGGAGCCACTCAAGCCGCCGCATCCCTGGACAGGATACGGGAATCCGGCGAATCCATTTCGCAGACCTCCGGCGTGATGGACCAGATCGCGGATTCCCTTTCCCGTGTCAAAACGGTCGCTGAAGAAACCGGCGCCGCCATGAAGGACGGCATGGGGGCGGAATATGAACAAGCCCTGGAAAACGCCAATTCCAAACTTGACCAATACGCCGACGCCCTGACCGCCGCCGGATCCCGGATGAAGGCCGCCTTCAACGACAACCCGGGATTGACCGGGTTTATTGACGAAGTCACCAACGCCGTGCTGACCTCCGAGGAATTCAGGAAGAAGCTGGAACAGGTGGATGACGTCTTTGAAGTCCTCAATAACAAAATGTCTGATTTGGACCTTGGGGCGAAATGGGGAGATGACCTTGACGAAAACCTTCAACAAATCATCGACGGCTACAACAAGGAAATGGATGCCGCCGACAAGGCCGCGGAAAAGGCGGAAGCCGCGGAGGCCCGGAAGCAGCAGGCCGCCGCCGCCACGGTGGAACGGCTGGAAGCCAACAACCGCCGCGCCTCCGCCACCTATGAAGAACTGCAGGCCGAACTGGAATCCTACATTGCCAAACTGGAAGAAGCCCGGAAGGCCGGGGACAACGTAGCCCAGGCGGACGCCCTGAAGAATATCCAGGATTTGGGACGGCGCATCAAGACGGCCGGGGATGCCGGACAACTCACTTCCACGCAGGTCAAAGGGCTGGCCGGGCAAATCACCATTGCGGCAACGCGCATCCTGGGCATGTCCAGCGCCCTCCGCGGGGCGATCCCGTTCATCCGCCTGTTCGGAACGACCGTCAAGACGGCGATGGGGCCGCTGGGCTGGGCCATGCTGCTGATCCAGGGGCTGACCGCCGGCATTACCGCTTTGATTGACCACTTCAAGACCAAAAGCGACGAATTGGTGCGGCAGGCGGAACAGGCAACCGAAAGGATGAAAAAACGTGCCAGGGATGCTGCCGAATCTATCAAAAAGAGTTATGAAGCCATCCAGGACTATAATAAAGCCGACCGGACGCAGGAAATCAACAAAGGGTTCGAGGACTTCATCAAGGGCATTACGGCGGAATACCGTTTGCAGACCCAGGAAATTGAGCGGCAAATCCAGTTGAGAAGGGAGGAAGCCGCCCGCCAGAAGGGTATTGACACGCAGGAAGCCGAACTTGCCCGCGTGAAGTTGGACAATGACTTTGAAGACGGCAAAATCACCAAACGTCAACGGGACTACGGCATGATGATGATTGACCAGAATCTTGACGACAAGATACGCCGCCGGGATCTGGAAGTAGCGCAGAAGGAATTCATGGACTACGGAAGACAGCTGGACACGGCCGTTCAAAACCGTGACCGTTTGCAAGATAAGGACTTTGACATGAAGTTCATTCAAGGTCAAATGCCCTCCCTTCAGGAGGTTGAAAGACTGTTCCAGCAGCAGTTCAAGGCCCAAGAACGGATTGATGCGAGTAACAGAAAACTTAAAAAAGTACAAGACAATATAGAAAAAAATGAATCTATTTTAAAAGACCCATTTACTAAAATTAATAAATACAAAAGAGCAGAGAATGAAATATCGAAACTCCAAGCCGAGCAACAACGCATTCTGGCAGCTCGTGATGCCGCTAAAAGTGAAGGCAATGCTGCCACTATCAAAATAAACGAACTCCGGGATTTGTTCCGCCAATCCGGCGTGAACTTTGAACCCTCCTACCAGAAGGGAACAGATGTAACCAGCCGAACCGGGGAATATCAAAAAGCCCTGGAAGACCAGAACACCAAGGCAAAAGAACTTGCGGACAAACTTGCCGATGCCAGAGAAGAAGCCGGGAAGCTGGGGGATATTATGGGGGCCTATGAACGCAACATTGTTGATCAGGAGCGGAGCATCAGAACACAAGACCGGCTCAATTCCGCCAATATTGACCTGTTCAACAAACGGGCCGACAAAAAGGAAGCCCAAGAAGCCAAGAAGGCCCAGGAAAAGTTTGAAAAAGAGCGGGACCGGGAGTTGAAGAAGCTTCAGCGGGAACAGCAGAAAGATACTAAAGAGGCGTTTAAAACTTTTGTACAGGGATTGCTCATGAAAACGGGCGAAAGTTCTAGCCCCCAGCAGTCAGACCTGGCCAACAAGGCGCTTGATGCCATACGTAAAAATATTGAAGCCGCAGCCGCGGATGGAAACATTGATGAAGCTGAAATGAGGGAATTAGGCAAGCTCTATGTTGCCAAGCTTCAGGAATTAGGACTGGCATGTAACGGCGCAAGATAGTTGCGATATGCGGGACAGGTTGTTGCGATATTTCGCCACTTGCTGCCAGGAAAAGCCCCTTTCCG